ATACCCAACCTGCCCGCACTGCGGGCACCAGCTCAACGCAGACGAAATGAACTATGGTCCAGACGTGTCCGAAGAAGACCTGTGGGCGCTGGCTCCGGATGAAGGTCGAGCCGCCGTCACATGCCCGTCGTGCGATGCCGAATACTGGGTGAAAGGTGGGTATGTGCCGCACTACACGTCGGCTTTTGCAGAGGAAGAACTGTGACCAATCACGAAGAAACCCAGAGTCGCGGAATATACATAATCGGTGCGCACATGGACTTTTCGTCCGACGATCTGGCTGTTCTCCGGGAGGCTCTGAAGGACCACGGCCCGCTGACTGTTGTTGTCGGCGGCGAAGATTTGCACCTGCCGAAAAGCGCGGAACTGACGGCGACATTTCCCATTGAACGAATGAGCGAGATCGTTTCCTTTGCCAGTCTGGCTGGCGAGTACATCCGGCCGCGCGAAGCCCAATGGAAGCGCGAGAAGAAAGGACGGTTCGGAAGATGACCCGCGACCAAATCAAAGCCATCGCCCTTGCTCGCGGCTTCACGGAACGCCAGCAAGCGGACGGCAGCATGGACCTCAACGGGTATGTGTATGCGTTCGCCGAGGCGATGTATGCAGAGGGGCAACGGGCGATGCAGGAGCGGGCGGCGGAACTGTGCGAGCAATTTTCGCTGGCCGTTTTGGAAAGCGAATGGGCCAATGGGTATGCTGTGGCGCTCAAAGATGCGGCTTGCGGAATCCGGGCGCTGGAGGTGAAGCCGTGAGCAATCAAGCAAAGTACCCGAAGCCGGTGGTTGGGCAGGTGGTTTGGGTGGAGATTGAGCGCAACCGAAAGCCTGCCGGCGAAGAGGCGACCGTTACCAAGGTCGGCAGGCCTTCGTCACGCACGAGGGACGATGAGAGGGTTTTGATGTTCATTGCGGTACGTCCTCACGTTCGGCGATGCAGTTGCGGCGGTTTGAGGCGAGGTAGCCGGCGGCACCCATCACGAGGAGCGTGTCGGCACCGGGAACGGCCAGGGCCACGCCGAGGGATCCAGCGGAAGCAGCGGAAAATGAGCCGGCGAGTAGCCAAAAACGCCAGCGGGGGCCCGCCCATGTGCGGTAGCTCGCGCGGCTCGCAGCTCTCAACGAGTGATAGAGGATCACGGCGGCGGAGATAAGGCAGACGACGGGCATCATTTTGCATCTCCCTTTGCAATGCCACGGGCACGGGTAAGCAACAGCGGGACCACGCCGGGCGCGGCGGTGCCGATTGCGACGGCGGCGAGCATGCGCAGGTCCTCGCTGGGCTGGGCGTCCGGCAGCATGCCGGCGAGGATGCTGGCCGCCGTGGGCGATCCGTAGCCGGCCAGCAAAGAGGACAGGCAAACAGCAGCAGCAGCACGGTCGACACTGTTGATCTGATGCAACCAGGCCGACACAAAGACGGCGGCGAGCATGCCGACGATGAGGGCATCGGCCTGGGCACCGAAGAACGTACCGGTGAGGCCGATGGATCCGCCCAAGACGGCCCCGGCGGCAAGGGTTGATGTGTGCGGTTCGGGCATTGCTCCTCCAGACGTAAAAAACCCGCCGGAGCGGGCGATATAAGAAGTGGGGCCGGGCGTGGCGATGTCAGTACCCAATAGCGAGCCACGCGCTTTTCACAGCGCCCGCATTGTTGTTTTTCGCCGTGAAATTGGTCGTCGTGAGGTTGTATGCCTGGATATTGAGGTTCCCCCCCAGCCCGTCTGCGTTCGACGTAGTGATGTTTAAGCAGGCGGTCGGGAAAGGTATCGGGAACGTTACGATTTCGCCAGTGCCCCCCACGTGGCTGTGCGTACCCCACTGCATGATCAGCCCGCTGGGCAGTTTCTGATAGCCGGTGCTGGTGAAACTGTGCGCCTCTTGATCCGTGCGCCACAATTGCGCAGCGGGGTAGCCATTGATGGTGTTGGCGCTTCCTGCGGATGCGGCGTAGGCAACGCTGAAGTTGGCGGGGTTCCAGACGTAGGCATTGCTGCCGTCGTTGCCGCCCCACACCCAGGCCGGCTGGCCTGCCTGGCCTGACCAGTTGAATGGAATGTCGGCCCCGGCCGGCTTGCCGGTGAGGTTGCCCCAGGCCCGAATGTCGTCACGGTGCCAGCCGTCGACGGTGTCGGCATTGCCGGCGCTGGTGGCGTAGCCGACGTTGAGGCCGGAGTAGGTGCCGCTGTCGTTGGCCTTGCCAGCGATGGCGCTGGCGACGTAGCTGGCCGTCCAGCTTTCGAATGCAAGGGCGCCGAAGTCAGTGCTATCGACGGTAGCCTTTAGCTTGCTGGCTGCGGACCAGCCGATGTGCACGATGTTGGAGGTTTGCCCTACCCCGGTGCCTTGACGCACCGGGGTGAAGCCAAGGCGGGCGGGGATGTCGGCGTACCAGGCGCCTTGCTGCCCGTCGAGCAGGTCGGAATTTAGCCCGCTGCCGGGCCCCTGGGTGACGGCAGCGGTGATCGTGGCATTGGCCGACCCGTCCCAGCTTACTGCGCCCGTGACGCCGCCGGTCAGGGTGATCGTGCGGGGGGTTTGCCACTTGCTGGCCGTGTCGGTGTTGATGGCGTAGCTTGAGGCCAGCACCGGCCAGCTGGTGCCGTCGAAGCGCTCCCATCGGCGGTTGGCCGAACTCCAGCGGATGAAGCCGGACTGCGGGTTTTCGACGGTGACGTTGGCGGGGTCGAGACCTTTGGCGATGTCGGTGTCGCGGGCCTTGAGCCAGTCTAGGACGTTGGTGTAGAGGTCGGTAAGGACCGGTTTGAGCCAGTTGGCCATGGGTCACACTCCTGTTGCGGTCCAAGAAAATGGGCAGTTGATGCGGTTGCCGGCGCTGTCGAAGACGAGCACGCGGAAACCGGCAGGGTCGGGGGTGTCGGTGAAGTCGTACACGGCGAAGACGGCGCCGGTGTTTTGCGGGGTAACCGTGATGCTGTGAATGTCGACAAACACGGCCCTGAAGGGCACCCATGTGCCGCCCACGTCGAGATGGCTGGCCGTGCCCATGCCGGCATCGGACTTGATCTTGTAGTCCATGCGCACGTTGAGCTTTTCGACGACGATGATGTCGTCACCCCCGGAGCCGGTGAAATCCAGCCGGACCTTGAGCCAGCGGAAGTTGGCGACGTAGGCGGTGTAACTGCCGGGGTAGTCTGTCCAGGGGCCCGTCGGGCCGGTGCTGGACACGCTGATTCTGGGGGTGACGGTGACGGCGCCGTCGATTTCGGCAACAGTGGGCGTCAGGGAGACGCGGGTGGAGGCCAGCACGGTGCCGTAGTCGATGACTTCTTCGTAATAGGGGTCTTCTTGGCCGGGTTCGATCCAGTGCGCGAAGCCGACGGCGACTTGATCTTGCGGGCTTGTCCAGCCGCGGCTGGTGAAGTGCTGTTCCCAGGTTTCGGCGGTGTTAACCATCGGGATCAGCGTGCCGTCTGCCGTGACGAGGCAATTGTAAGCGGTGCCGGCAAAGGTGCTGTCCTGATCGTAGTTGAGGACGTAGTCGGGCGGCTGGGAGACGGTAACGGCGACGCTGCCGGGCTCGCCGATGTTGCCCGCTGAATCGACCCCGGCGACCCAGTAGCGGAAGGCGCCGGAGGCGGTTTCAAAGTACGTGGAGAAGCGGCCGGACAGGGTGCCGAGCAGCTGGGAGCCGGCCCAGGTGGCGCCGCGGCGCACTTGGTAGTGCTCGAGCGGGAGCGCGGCGGTTGCGTCGGACCAGCGCAACAGCACGTTGTTGTCGATGACTTCGGCTTGCACGTCGGGCCGGGCCGGGGGCGTGATGTTGATTTCAGCCATCGATGCGGCGCCGTAGTTGCCCGCGGTGTCGATGGCGGCAACCCAAAACCGGCGGGCACCGGACCAGCTGACAGCAAGCAGGTGGCTGCGGCCGGCGATGCGCGGCAGGGGCACCCCGGCGGCCCAGCTGTCGCCGTGCCGAATCTCGTAGCCGGCGACCGGGAAGGCGTAGGAGCTGACTGGCTCGGTCCAGCTGAATTGCGCATTGGCGCCGACGATGGAAGCCGACACCGCGGGGGCATCGTGCGCTACCAGGGTGATATTGACGACGGCATCGGCGGCGGATTCGTTGCCCGACCAATCGACGGCGCGCACGAGCCAGCGATGGGCACCGGGCGACAGGTGGCCGGCGTTGAAGCCGGTGGCGGCTTGCTCGGTGAGCAGGATGGCGCTGGCCCAGTCGGCGCCGACCTTGAGGCGGTAGCCCTTGAGGTCGATGTCACCGGCTGGCTGCCAGGTGAGTTGCAGGCCTTCGGCGGTGACGCGGGCATCGAGGCCGAGCACGTTGGTGGGCGGCAGCAGTTTGCCGACAGGCGTAATGGTGGCAACCACGGCGCCGGACTGCACGCCGACCCGCGAGACGGTGGCGGCCTCGATGCTGTAGCCCTGCCCTTCGACGACCGGGCCGGTGAGGTATTCGAGGGCCGGGGTGGTGGCGTCGTGAATGACTGTAGCGCCGGAGAGCACCCGCACGCGGTAGTGCGAAACCCACGGGTAATCGGGCGCGGCCCAGGTGATGCGCAGGCGGCTGCTCCAGGCCCCGTCCTTGAGCTGGTAAAGCTCTTCGGCCACGGCCAAGCCGGCCGGTGGGAGCGGCGCCGAAACGCTGGGCAGGCTGGTGTCGGCGTAGCTGGGGCCCGAGGCGATGGCGTCGGAATAGACGGCGGGGTCGTATTCGGCGAGACTGAGGGTGTAGCGGCCCAGATCGCCTTGGCACGACAGCACGCGCATGGGCTTGTTGGTGAGGCCGATAGGGTGCGAGACGGTGACCACGTCGCCGGCCTGCAGCTTGAGGGCGTCGTCGAAGGCCGTGAGCGAAAACGACAGGTCGGTGATGCACAACTTGTTGAGCCGTTCGGTGGCTTCGCGCAGGGCTTGGGCGTAGGTTTGGACGCCCTCGAGGCGCACTGAGGATTCGCGGCGCGGCACGGTGCCGGCAGCAACGCCGGCCAGGGCGACTTCGGCATAAGCATCGGTGCGCCACGGCACCAGGGCGGTGTCGGTGTAGTAAATGCGCATGACGGTGGGCGCCTGGGTGGGGCTGCGCTTGTTGAGCGCACCCAGGCTGAGGATTTGCCCGTCGGCATGGTTGAGCATGGCCACCGGTGAGGCGGGGCGATCTGGCACCAGGCGCAGGCCGGCTTCGCCCGGCACGACCCAGCCGCCGGCATAGGTGCGCAGGGCATCCACCCAGGCGTCAACGTTTTGCACGGTGGCCAGGGTGAGGCCGAAGGCGCGGCGGGGCTGGCCGCCGATGAGGGTGTCACAGGCGGTAGCGGCGGCTTGCACGCTGGCCCAATCCACCGCGCGGCCCATGCCCCAATCGGCCGACAGGAAGGCAGCCAGGGCAAGGGCCGGGTTGTTGGTGTAGGCCGTGGCACCCGTGCGCGGGTCGTAGAGCTTGCTGCCCTTGATGATGGCGGCAATGCCGGGCACGCCGAGGCTTGAGGCCAGCAGGCGCGGCACTTTGAACACGCTGTAAACCATGCCCGGAAGGGTGTCAGCGTAGGTGATGCTTTGCGCGGCGAAGGCGGCTTGCAGCCAGGGGTCTATACCCTGCCCTGCCGTGCCGAGGTAGTCGGTGCGCTCGACGCCGGGGGGAATCACGTCGTCGTCAAAATGCACGGCCTCAATGGCTTCGACCCCCAGGCCGCCGGGCGCCCAGCACCACAGGGCGCGGATGTAGACGTGCGCGCCGTAGCTGAGGACGTTGTCGACGTGGGCGCCGAGGCGATCACGGCCGAAGACGATGCGGGCCGGGGTGCCGGCGGCGACCAGGGCGAGCGCCTGACGGTTTTTGCTGGCCACGCCGTTGAGGGTGTCTTTTGCAGCCAGGCCGGAGATGTCGGCGTCGGGAAGGAAGAGCATCAGACTTGCTCCAGGGTGACGGAGAGGTTCCAGCGCACCCCGCCGACCCGCGACCAGCGCGGCACGCTGGCGTACAGCATGCTGTAGGTTTGGCCGCGCCATGCCACGGCAAACGGGGTGCTGCGGTGGGCTTGATAGTGATCATCCACGGTGGCGCGCTGGGCCTGCGTGAGTGCACGGAAGGCAGCAGTGAGGCGCAGCTTGGGGGCAGCGTAGAGCGCCCTGCCCCGCGCGGCGCCGTTGCTGGCACGATCAATCTTGACGTCGTCGAGCAGCTCTTCGGCGGTTTCGGCGTCGAAGGAGAGGCTAGGAAATGCGGGCATAGTCAAGGTCCGTCTGGTTATAGGCGTCGCGCAGAGCCGAGGGCGGGGCAATGAACATGTCTTGCACGCGCTGCGCGTCTTCGATGCGGCGGCAGGCGAGGTCGAAGTATTCCGGTTCGCGCTCGATGCCGATGAACTGGTGGCCCATTTGCACGGCGGCCACGCCCGTGGTGCCGGAGCCCATGAAGGGGTCAAGGATTGTTTTCGGGTTGCCCGCCTTCTCGATGCACCACTTCATTAGGCCGAGCGGCTTTTGCGTTGGGTGCTGCTTGTCCGGAGTCCCTCTTGTTGCGCTGGACCTGAATAGCCCGGCGGGGATAGAAAGATTTGTCCAAGCGATTTCGGCCTGAGAGAAATTTTCCCATGGCTGCTCTTTGTCCCAAATCAGTACGCCACGGCACGGTGGCAGCGGGAAATAATTTCCACCCCAAAAAATTTGCACGGCAGAGTTTTGGGAACACCAGTCGAAAAAACCGGCATCCGGCGCAACATCCCATTCCACGTTTGAGGTGTTCAGCAAGCGGCCCTTCAGCTTTCCGCTTCCCTGCTGACGTGCCGATTTTCGAACTACCTGCCCCATACACTGCCCGTCTGCGATATTCAGAATCCCATACGGCGGGTCCGTAATCACCGCATCCACCCGCTCAAGCGTCGGCAGCACATCCATGCAGTCGGCCAGGTAGAGGGTTGCCAAACCAATCCTTTCGACTCTGACATTTGAGGCCATTATTTGCGCTCCACGGTGTAGGTTTTGTCGCCGACTTTGATGACGGCGCCGGCCGGGATCATGGTGTGCATGCCCATGGCCGGGCCGTAGAGGAGGCGCGGGGCGTAGAGGGCTGCAGAGGGTGCGGCCGATAGGCTGATGCTGACGCGGCCGGATGCGGGGTCGATGCTGGCGCCGTCGGTGGCGCCTTGCCATTGGATGACCGGGTCGGCATCGGCGAGGGCTTGGGCATCGCCCGACCAGACGGTGACGGGCACATCGTCAAGCAGGCCCTGGAGCACTGCGGTAGCGATGGCGCCGTCAGGGTCGGTGAATACCAGGGTCGGGGCGCCGTCGCTGCCGAGGCCGGTGATTTGCAGGCCGGCTTCTTGCCACGATTCGCCCATGAGGGTGAGCGTGGCCAGGGTGCAAAACCGGAGCACGGGAGTGGAGTCGATGCGGACCAGGTGCAGCGGGCGGGTGATGCGGGCCTCTGTTGCGGCCTGCATGGCGGAGGTGAGGGTGCGCATGGCGGGGGGCCTGATCAGTAGCCGACTTCGGTGGTGGCGACGTTGCGGGCGCCCGAGCCGAGGAAGCTGATTGATATGGTTTTCGGGATGCTATCGGCGGCCTCTTGAATTGCCGGGGCGACGCCGCCGAAGGCGTCGATGATGGCGGTGCTGATCACGCTGGCCAGTTGCTTTTGGTCGTCGATGGCCTGCTGCCGGGCGGATTCGATGCGGGTTTGCGCAAGGGTTTCGAGTTGGGTGAAGCGGTCGATGAAGGCTTGTGCGGTGTCTTCTTTGATGCCGTCGGGGATCAGGCCCCAGGCTTGGTTAATGGTGCCGTTGAGCTTACCGACGTACTCGGCAATGAGCGTGGGGTCGGTGAGGGTGCGCAGGGTGTCCATGTAGCGCGCAGCTTCGGCGTCGAGCATGGCGTACTGGCCTTCGGTGTCGAGCAGGCCAAACTTGAGGTTGCGAATGGATTCGCTGACGGTTTGGGTGGTTTGCTTGCTGACGGCGTCGAGGTTGGCCAGCAGGGCAATTTCGGCGTCGTAGCGCTCTTTGAGGCCGGAGACGATGGTGTCGATCGACATGGAGGCCGAGGCGGCCATGGCGCGCAGTTTGTCGCCGCTGGAATACCAGGCTTCGGTGGCGGTCATGCTGGCTTCGGCGGCGGACTTGAGCACGTCGTCGGTGGAGACCGACAGGACGGCCATGACGGTTTGCGCCTGGGAGAGCGAGGCGGTGAGCTCTTCGAGGCTGGCTGTCATGGGGTCGATGCTGCGCAGCATGGCATTGGCGACGGGAGACAAGTCGGTTTTTTGCAGCGCCTTGTAGAGCATGCGGGGCACGTCTTCGGCAAAAGCTTTCATCGCTTCGGCGCCGTTGGCGGTGTAGCGCTTTTCGAAGTCGACGACGCGCTTGCCGGCGGCGTCGACGATACGGATGGCGCCTTCGGACCAGTCGTCGTTATCGGACACAAAGCGGCTGGACACCTTGTATTGCCCGAGGCCGCCCAATGACGTGGAGGTGACGGCAAGCTGCTTGATGAGGCCTTCAGATATCGACTTGGCGGCGGTGTCGTAGCCGGATGAGCGGTCGGAGTTGTAGGCGCCCCAGGTGAGGCGCCAATCGGGTTCGGTGGCGGCGGTGGCGGCCATGCTGGTGCCGTCGGTGCCAGCAGTCCAGGCGCCGCCATGGTGGTAGGTGGGGCCTTTGAATGCGCCGAGCTGGTCGGCCACCAGCAGGGCGACGGCCAGGTAGGGGGCAGCAGTAGCCAGGCCCGAAAGTGCCGTACCCACCATGCCGGCCGACGAGCCCAGCGCGCCGGCCGCACTGGCTCCGGCGCCGAGGCTGGTAGCAGTGGCGCCCATGCCGGCGGCGTTGTAGGCGGCAATGGCGCCGGCAAGATCAGCGCCGCCGGCTGCGGCCGACAGGCCAGTGGTGAAGCTGCTGGCCATGCTGCCGAGCTGCATGTAACCCGCAGCACCGGTAAAGGCCGACAGGCCGCCACTTAGGCCGGCAAGCTGGCTGCCGGTGTTGATGAGGCCGCCCAGGTTGCCGATGCTGAAGCCTCCACCACCTGCGCCACTGCTGCCGCCGAAGCCCATGGACTGCATGATGCCCTGCACGCCCTGGGTGACCATGGGCTGCACTGCGGCGCGGATTACGGTGGCTTCGATGGTTTTTTTGAGGAGTTCCCAGCCGTCTTTGCCGCCGGTGAAGATGGCGTCGGTGAGGCCGCGGCCGATGTCGTCAGACACGCGTTGCCATTCTTGGCCGGCTTTTTCGGCGGCTTTGGCGTTGGCTTCTTCGACGTCGAGCGATGCGGTGGCGGCGGCGATGCGCTTGCGAAGCTCGACTTCCTGTTCCAGCTTGGCGAGGTAGTCGTCGGCGACGCCGTTGTCGCGGGCTTTTTGCAGGGTGTCTTCGGCCCGGGCAAGGGTGAGCGCAGCCAGAGCCCGGCGGCCGAGGCCGTAGGTGGCGGCTTGGTCTTCGAGCTTGGCGGCTTCTTGATCGAGGCCGACAAGGTACTTTTGCCAGTTTTCGAAGTAAGCGTCTTGGGCCTTTTGGGCTTCTTCGCGGGCCTTTTTGTCGGCGGCGACGGCGTCGGTGTGGAATTTTTGGCTGACGGTGAGCTTTTCGACGGCGCCGCGGTAGGCTTCAAGGTCGAGCTTGCCGCCCTTGTAGGCGGTGAAGAGGGCTTGCAGGTCTTTGTAGTAGCCAGCGTCGAGGCCGGAGGACTTGCCGTTGATGCGATCGAGGATTTTTTCGAGCTCTTCGGCGTCTTTTTGTTCTTGGGATTTTCCGGTGCGGGCTTTGCGCTCTTTGGGGTCGGCCATTTTTTCGCGAATGGCGGCAACGCGCTTGGCGATTTCGACTTCGGACTGGCCGGCAGCAAGGCCTTCGTTGCGGGCCTTGGTGATGGCGCGCTCGCGCTCTTCGGCGCGGCTGAGGTATTTGTCGCCCTCTTTTAGCCAGGCGATGCGGGCTTGCTCTTGGCGGTTGCTTTCGGCTTTGGCGGCGGCTTCTTTGGCTTGGTTGGTAGCGGATGCCTCAAGGGTGGCAAGGTATTTTTGAGCGACGTCGATGTTGCCTACTTCGGAGCCGTTGCGGATACCTTCAATGATGCGTTTTTGTTCGGCGATCTGGTCGGATAGGCCGGCTTGGCGGCCAACGCCCAGCATGGCGTCCCACGCGCTCTTTGCAGTGCCGACAATGCCCTTCCATGCGGCTTCGATGTGGCCAAGGTTCTGGACGATCTGTTCAGACCGCCCGTTCATGGCGTTGGCGTAGGTTTGCTGTGCCAGGGCGCCGGCTTCGAGGGTTTTGCCTTGCTCTTCGAGGGCCTTGATCTGGGCGTAGACCGAGGCAGTGAGGTAGTTGTATTTGTCGTTGAGCTTTTCGGAGGCTTTGACGGGCTCTTTGCCCAGCTCGGCGAACTCGCTGACGGTTTCGGAAATGGCCTTGCCGGTGGCGCGTTCGAGGCGGACGGCGGCCTCGCTGACAAGCTGCAGGTTGGCAGCGACGACCTTGCCGGTGCTGACGGCTTGCTCGAGGGCGCCGGAGGTTGCGCCCTGGGTGGCGCCGGTGGCAGCGGCCAGGGCTTTGGCCATGTCTTGCAGTTGGCCCACCGATGCACCGGCGGCGTTTCCGGTTAGGATGATGGACTTGGCGAGGGCGTCGGCCTCTTTGCTGCCTTGGTAGTACGCCGTGCCAACGACGCCCACCGTGGTGGCCAGGATGGTAAAGGGGTTGATGAGGCCAACGACGTAGCTGCCCATGGCGCGGGCGGCGTTGCCAGCGCCACCGAACACGTCTTTGAGCTGGCCGCCTTGCTGCATGAGCACGGTAAGCGGGGCCTGCCCCGAGGCAAGGCTGGTGGCAATGTCGGTAAATTGGGCCGGTACGCCGCGCAGGGCGTTTTTGAGCTGGCCAGCGCTCAAGGTCATGTCCACCACGCCGGTGACGGCGGCTTTTTGCTTGGCAGTGGCGACGTCGAGCTGGTCGAGATAGGGGCGCAGGGCATCGACGCTGACGCCGCGCTGGCGTGCGATGGCTTCGTAGTAGCCGGTGGTGGCCGTGCCGCCGGCTTCGGCGGCGGCGGTGGTGCGCTGAATGCTGCTGACGATGGATTTTGTGCTGCGATCGAGCTTGGCGGAGGCTTTTTCTCCGGCGCTGCCCAGGCTGTCGAGCCCTTTACTGGCCTGGGTGCCGGCGGTGCCCACGGACGTGGCCATGTCATGGGCGCCCTGCTTGACTTCGGCAAAGCCCTCTTTGGCTTGCGTGGCGTCGACTTCGACGCCGATTTGTACTTTGCGGTCTTCAGTTGCCATCGGTGTCGCCTCGCATTGCCATGAGCGCCGCGCGCTCCATGAGTTGTATTTCGTCCATCACGCGCCACCAGTCGGGGCCGGTAAAGCCGCTGCGGTCGATGAATTGCACGGTGACGTTGTGATCGAGCCCGGTGGGGCCGTTGAAGCCGTGGCGCCACTGGGTGGAGAGGCGCAGGAAGAGCTGCACGACGGGCCAGTTTTCGGGCCAGATTTCGACGGGGTCGAGGGCGTAGTCTTCGGGGGTGAGGCCGGAGCCGGCCAGCTCGCTGGCTGACGGGGTCCGGTAGTGGGCGGCGCGTGCCGCTGCAGTCAGTTTCCCAGGCGGCCTTCGACGGAGGCGGCGCGGTAGCCTTCCATGATCGCCACGATGGCGCCGGGCAGTTCGTCGGCCAGGCGCTGGGCATTGGCGCGGTTGAGGGGCTGGTCGACGTCCCAGGCTTCGAGGGCTTCGAGCAGGTAGTCGGCGTTTTTGTCGCGAGTGGCTTCCATCAGCCGCTCCATCGAGAAATCGTCACCCTGGGGGATGGCTTGGCCGGCGTCTTTGAAGATGGCATCGACGAAGGCGCCGAAATCGGTGCGGGTGCGGTACTTGAAGGTGCACTCGATGACGCCTTGCTCGCCGGCATGAATGGGGAAGGTGATGGTTTTTTTGAAACTGGCGGGACGCTGGCCAAGCTTGATTTTGGTTGCCATGATGTTTTTGTCCTGTGCAATGAAAAAGACCCGCAGCGGGGGCGACCCGGCGGGCTGAAAGCCGGCCCTGCGGGGCCGGCGATGGCAGGGGTTAAGCCGCGTAGCGGGTGGCGCGGTTGTTGCCGTTGAAGGCGGCGGTGACGCGGTTGATCTGGCCGTCGGTGAGCTTGACGTTTTCGTTCAGCGCGACCTTGCAGGGCAGGTAGATCGGGGAGCCGGAGCGCAGTTGCATGCGCATGATGGTGTCGGTTTGCACTTCAGTGAGGCTCTTGAGGGCGTTGTAGCCGGCGCCGCCGATGGCGTCGGCGTCCAGCTCGAGGGTGTAGCTGGTGGCGCTGAAGCCGTCGTTGATGGAGTATTCGACGTCGGATTCGATGTACTTGTAATTGACAGTTTTGGGGTCGCCACCGTTGGACTGCGGGTTCATGATCTTTTCGAGCTGCTGCCAGGTGGTGACCTTGCGGGCGCTGCCAGCGCTGGAGCCGGTGGGGTAGAAGCCGGTGTTGGTGGTGTCTTGCCCTTCGAGCTGGAAGCTATCCGCAGACACGGTGGCGATGCGGAAAGCACGCTTGTTGAGCTTGCCCCAGCCGCTGGTGACTTCGACGATGTCGCCATTGCTGAAGCCGTGGGCCACGCAGCTGACGACAGCGACAGAGGCGTTGGTGATGGCGGTGATGGTTTTGTCGGTGCCGAAGGCGGTGGCGACGGAAAAGATGGTGCCGGTGGGTACGTGGGCCATTGCGGGTCTCCTGAATGAAAAAACCCGCCGGAGCGGGTTGGTGCTGGGTGAAAAGTGGGGTTAGCGGGGCAGCCAGATGGTGAAGTCTTGTTGCGTGCCGTAGCCGGGGGGTGTCATGTCGGGTTCGTGCTGCGAAATGGGGCCGGAGGCCGGGCGGGCCTCGAACGCGGTGGAGGCAATGAGGTTGTTTTCAGCGAGTTTGCGCACGATGGAGACTTCGAGCCGGGTTGTGC